CATTAATCAATGTGAATCCATTATTCCTTCTTCTTTAATTGAAGATGTGTCTTTCTCTCAAATCATTAATCAATGTGAATCCATTATTCCTTCTTCTTTAATTGAAGATGTGTCTTTCTCTCAGATAATTCATTCATCTGTAGTAGATATATCAAATGAAGATGTTCTAGATAAATTGGAGATATTTTTAACGAATATTGAATCACCTCTCAAATAATATAAAAAATATTCTAAAATATTTATATTATTCACTAGAATAGAATGAAGATTGTACGTTTAGGAATGACTGAAACCGAATTAGTATTTTTAACTTACGTTATTAGGTATCACGGAGAGAGTCTCCCTTCAGATATTAAAAAACAGATTTCAAATTTTATCTTAAATATGGTAAATTGGTTATATACTACATCTGGATATTATGATAAATCGGTTAAAGGAACTTATTTTAATTTTGATGTAACCGCACTAAATCAAAATTATATTAAATATCTAGAACATTTATCGATATCTATTGCTAATTGTGAACAGACGCAGGTTTATGTCCATGATGGTCTACCGATGGAATTATTTAAATATTTTAGATCTGCATTTGAAACACATTTTAATATTCAGAATCTAGTATTAATGAATGGAACTAAATTCTATGATAGAATCGACAGTATTTTCGATAAAATGTCGGGTCGAAAAGTATTAGCTATTTCGTCTTTTGATGGGTTAATTCAAACACAATACTCTTCGGGGAATGTTTATAAGATTTACGAGAGATTTCCCACGTTATCTGGACTATCTACTATAAAATTCCCATATTGTTTTTTAAATAATGGTCCACACCGGAATTATTTTGAAACACTTGATGCTGTTTTTGAAGAAATTCGAAATATCGACTTCGATATTGCATTACTAGGCTGCGGAGCATATGGACATATGCTATGCCATCGTATTCACGAAGAGTTAAATAAAGACGCAATTTATATCGGGGGATCTATACAGACGATTTTTGGAATATTAAGTAAGAGAGAGAAAGATTGTAGTAATTTGCCAGTGAATAAATATTGGATTACAGATATTCCAGAAGAATATAAACCCGAGAATTATAAATCGATTGAAAATGGATGTTATTGGTAGTTGGTAATCTGATAAAATTGAATGATATTATTTTTGAATTTAGATACTCATACTCATATATAATAGTATACAATATCGCTGAATAGTAATATGACTGATTTTAGTTTGAGCAAATATTTTGAATCATTGGATATTAGGATTCAAAATATTTTATTGCGACCTGTAAAAGATGTATTAACATATGATATTTTAGATACAGAAAAGACAAAAACAAATAAATTAATTGTATTGAAAGAAAAACAACGACAAATGAAAATTGGCGAAATTTGGCAAGAGGTTCTAGGAAATTATAATGGATATATTAATTTAAAAATAGGACATGAAACTGGCTTAGATATTTTATCTCATACTAAAAAAATTGCAATTGAATTAAAAAACCGAACTAATACGGATAATGCATCATCCAAAAAATCAAACCTTGATAAATTAGCAAAATTTAAAAGAAATAATCCAGAATATATCTGTATTTACGCAAATATTAATGCAGATACTGAAAAAAAAACATTTGATGGTATTATAAAAAAAATATTACACGATGAAGTCGAACTACATCATCATGTCGGATATGCATTTCTTAAATTTATCCTAGGCGATGATACCGATTTAATAATCGATTTTGTCAAAAACACGATTGATAAATATACATAATTATAATAATTTTAATAACGAATGACCCATATATTTTGCTAATTCAACTGGAACTGCATTTCCGATTTGTTTATATTGAGAATTCAAACTTCCAATAAATTCATAACTATCCTCAAACGTTTGGATTCTGGCATATTCTCTTACTGTCAGTGGTCTTTCTTCTAAAGGATGACATCTTTCAGTTTGTTTTTGTGACGGTGTACATAATAAGGTTAATGACGGTTTTTCCATAGATAAACGATATAATATTCCCCGTTTTCCTCCTCCAGAATTATAACTATTTCCCAAATATTCCCTTTGTAAATTTTCGGGTAGATTAACCCAACAACCACCTTGAGGTATCATTTTAAATAATCTTATTTTTTCTTCATTATATTTTGCTCCATTTGAAAATGGAACATTATATAAAACGTCTTTTAACACCTTTTTTGTGGAACTTTCGTTAGGAAATTCAAAAGATACCAGTATACTCTTTAATACACCTACAATAAATACCCTTTCTCTTTTTTGAGGTACATCGAACTTCGACGAATCTAAACATTTATAACTAATATTATATAGATTATTGTTGTTTAAAGTGTCTATTATTGTTTGTATAGTTTTACCATTATCATGCGTTAATAATCCTTTAACATTTTCTATCATAAATATTTTTGGTTTTATCGAGTTTAAAATCTCAATAAATTTCATCATTAAATCGCCTCTTGGATCATCCAGACCTTTTCTTAAACCTGCTTGTGAAAATGATTGACACGGTACTCCTCCAGTTAATAAATCTACCTTATTCACATATTGAGAGTAATCTATTTTATCCATAGATTCACATACTACATTCACTTCTGGATGATTATGTTTTAATGTTTTACAGCAATCGCTATTATTATCATTTAATAAAACAGGAGTAAATCCAGATTTAATTAATCCGGCACTTAAACCGCCTCCACCAGCACATACTTCAATAAATGTATATTTTGTTACGTCAATACTATTTTCAGTTGAAACTACTATATTTTTTATTTGAGATATATTATTTAATTCTGCATCTGTACATTGAGGTAGTTTTTGTTTTGAATTTATAAGTTCTATTAATTGCGATTTATTTTTGGAACTGCATTTTGTAATGCCAAGTTCTTTACATTTTTCTAATAGATCAGTTTTACTCATTTTTGAATTATTCATTATATATGTAACAGTTATTGTATTATTAGTTTTCAGTATTTTAAATCAATTTTGTTATCGTCATTTGTTTCGTAAACACGTATCTTTCATGAAACATAGTTCTTCTTTTTAAATTACATCCTAAACATGCTATTTCTACATTATTAATATGATGTCCCTCTTTATTATTGATTCTCTCAAGAGTCCACTGTTTATTATCTCGAACATACTCGTATAAAATTCGAACTTTTTCTTTACAATAAAAACATTTTATATTAGAATCGACTAATTTCTGTAGGATATTTGAGAGATTCGGTTTTATAGCTGTTTCTGGATCGACAATTTTCTCTCCTTTTTCTGCATCTTGTCCCAAATATCCATATATTTTACCTTTAATTTGACTGACTATCCATCGATGAATTCTCTCGCATTCATTATATTCGGAATATACTTGATTTAATAATTTCCACTGATTTTCATCCGTTAAATCCGCATCTGTAAATTTCCATGCAAAATGGTTTGTAATAACCCTCTTCTTTTTCTCTTTTGGTTCTATTTTTTTTTCTTTCAGAGACTTTCGTTTCGGTTTTTGAGAGAGGTCGATTTCTAAGGTTTTTATAGAATTTATTGGTACAGAATTTATCGAAATATCCATATTCTCTCAAACTCTTGGTTTATATTTTAGATATGTTTTCTTTTACTAAAATTCGAAGTTCTAAAACATATATTAATAAAACGAGATAAACATTATATTATATACTATTTAAAGAATAGAACATTAATCTATGTTTCCTACTACGAAAATATTTACTAACGAAGATGAAACTCCGGTTTCTCCAGTCGAAAAAAATACAGTATTAAACTCGTCGAAATATAAATCGATTGTATCTGGTACACTTCATAGCGATACAGAAGAATCGTCATTCTCCGCATTAGATCTTCTTTTGGAAAATGAAAAACAACAGAATAAGAAAGATGCATGGAATAAAATAGATAAAACAGTTAAAATTCAAAAACTCCATGAATTTTCGGAGAAATATGGAAAAGAAAATAGTTTTCCTGCTAAAGATATTAAGTGTTTAAAATCATTCTTTAGTGAATCTCTCGATAAAGGTAAATTACAGAAGGCGAAAGATGTACTTTATGATAAAGAAAAAGGTACGATTACTTCGATTCCAGCATTATTTTTTAATAATTTAAACCGAATGTTTACTTTAAAGAATATGGATAGTAAACGAGTGTCTACATTGAAATCTCTCACTCCCAAACGTGTATCTACTGCTTCTATATCAGAAAGTAATCCTCTATAAGTCTATAAAATTGAAATGATTCGTTTTATTTATTATAACACTAAACATTCAACATTCGATCAAAGCAAGTAATAATAATATGATGTCCAACCAGATTTTAACTCAAGTTGTAACTCTTGACGGTTTAACTTTAACCACTAATGGTGCAGTTGATATACTAAAGAATAATGATGGTTTTGTAATAAGAATCCCTTCTCAGTTACAATACAATGTAGTTGTTCCAGAGACACAGCCAATGGTTTATGAGAATTCATGTTTTCGTTTGTCGGAATCTCAACGACTAGCGTTTGAGAGAATTATTAATGAGCCAGTTGTTGTCAATAGTTTATCTCAGAAGGTGGAGAATCCAAAACCAATATCAGGAGGAGGTGTTAAACGCAAGTATACTCCAACCACAATAGCAGCAGGAGGAAGTGTTAAACGTAATTATAATACAGAATATCAACGCCGTTATCGCGCGGCTCGCCGAGAAGAACTCAACGAAAAAGCTAGAGAACGTTATCACCGACATAAACGCGCCAGAACCCAGACTCCTTCTGAATCAGTGGAGACTGTGGCGATTTAAACACTTGATACATTTTATTTCAGCACTGGTATAAAGATATAGATTATAAAAATAAAATCAGAAAAAACACCATAGAGAAAATTGAAATACTTTTTTTTTAAATTTATTTGAGTATTCAATCAATAAAGCAAGCAATATGAAGATGATATCCAAAATCGAGATTACAAAGACAATATTTGATAATGATACAGATGATGAAGACGAATATATGCGTAAAATAGACGAACTCATTGATGAAGACGAATATATGCGTAAAATAGACGAACTCATTGAGAATGACCGTCGTTCTTACGAAAACATTTTCGCAGAGGACGATGAAGACGAAGAATATATGCGTAAAATAGACGAACTCATTGAGAATGACCGTCTTTATTATTTAGAAAAATAATAAGGAAAATAAAAAAGGACGGTCATTCTATCTATAAAAAAAACATAAAAAACATAAAAAAATGGAGGGGGAACCCGCCTTTTTTTATGTTTTATGATATATATAAATTCTCATTATAAGTAAAAAATTGATACAAAAACAATATATAAATTTATGTTATATATTATTAAAATGGACGAAAATCTTGAAAATCTTGAAAATCTTGTTTTAGAAAACGAGGAAGATTCTGACTATGAAACAGTAGAAGAAGAAGAAGATATACAAGAAGAGGTGGAAGAAGAGGACGATGAAGAAGAGGATCAAGAACCAACACTTACCGATGATCAATATGAAGAAATCGAACAAAGTATCCATATTCAGATTGACGAATTATTCTCTTGTTCTCCTGAAGAATATCTACGATTCGCAAAACCCGATTTCCAAAAGGAGATTATTTCAGAAATAACCCATTCTATTTTTGAAGGACTGGTTCTCTCAGAAACTTGTAAAGAATATGATACTAATATACTCGAATCAATTCAAGAACTGGTCGAAAATACATTCGAACTATATTTAGATATTAACGAATTACCACCTCGTTCAGAATTATCTATACTATTATCCCCTCTTTCTAAAACAATAATAAAAAATATAACGAAACAATTGGATATTCTAAGAAAGATTCCTCAATACGTTCAACGGAGTAGCGAATGGTATGAGTTTCGTAGTCGACTCATTACCGCAAGTAATATATATAAGGTATTCGGTTCAGATGCGAATATAAATTCGCTTATTTATGAAAAATGTAAGCCGTATATTATAGACGAACGGCCAACTACCTACGTAAATACATCTCTAGCTACCCACTGGGGTACAAAATACGAAAGGCTTACCGTAATGTTATACGAATTTCGGTATAAGACGAAGATTGAAGAATTTGGTTGTATTCCGCATCATAAATACCCATTTATAGGGGCATCTCCTGATGGAATCAATTGTGATCCAAATTCCCCACTATATGGTCGTATGATAGAAATAAAAAATATAGTGAATCGAGATATAAATATTCCAAGTGAAGCATATTGGACTCAAATGCAAGTCCAGATGGAGACGTGTAATTTAAACGAATGCGATTTTATAGAAACAAGATTCAAAGAATATCCAGAAGAAGAATTTTGGGCGGATAATAGGTCAAATGGAGAGAAAGGCATCGTCCTCTATTTTGTACGTAAGGATTCGGAAAACGTAACTCCATTGTATAGATTCATGCCATTAGATATTGTTTTAGATAAACCGAGTATTCAGAGTTGGATAGATAGCGTAAAAGAAGAAATCGCTTCAGAATGGGTTTTATACGAAACACAATACTGGTATATACATGAATTTTCATGTGTACTTGTTCGTAGAAATATGAAATGGTTTAAATCTGCACTACCAAAAATCGAAAATGTTTGGAAAATAATCGAAAAAGAGAAAGTCGAAGGATACGAACATAGAGCTCCAAAAAAACGTATTAAAACCGAGGTTTTAGAAGGGGAAGATGGAACCCATTATATCAAAAATATACCAATGACAAATACCGTAAAACTAGTAAAATTAGATTCCTAGATTTTCCTATATCCGATTTTGATATAGAATAAATGCTAGAAAAATACCGAAAAAGTTTTTAGAAAAAAGATCGAGTATATTATATGAAATATTTTTTATTCTATAACTAGTAAATGCAGCAATACCGTATAATCCCCAAATGAAAGAAAAATAATAGAATGTAGTTAATCCGATATCCGTAAATTTTGCATAGTTTTCATAAATAAGATAAAACATTATAAAAAAAGGAATAAATCCGAGAGATACTCCGACATTGGTTGTAAGAGTACCTAGTTCTACTAAATAGCCGAATAATAACATAAGTGTATTCAGTATGAATATTGGCAGCAACGTCGGGATATGATGTAAGATAAGTTCTAGAGCGGATTTGTTTCTCACACTAGTTTCTTTTAGATAGAATAGATAAATACAGTAAGTGAATAACATAGTAGGCGTCGTAATGATCCAATCATAGTATCTATTCGGGGTTATATTTTTAATATTTTGAAAGTTGAATATTAACCAGAAATAAAAGATACTTTCAACAATTTGTACATAGATTTCGATTTTTAAGAGTTCGCGAATAAGATATAGTTCGTCTTTATGTTCAAACATTAAAACATATACGTCAAAAATACCCGTAAATAGTTGAACAATAAATGATATTATTCCAGAATATAATAGAACATTCATTTATTTATAGAGAGATTCTTATATAATGCTATTATAAATAAATTATATAAAAAACTTTATATTTTCATATAAATAAAATCTCTCGAATATGAATATTCAAGAGTTCGATTTTAATAAAATTCACATTCCGATAAAAAAACAATTGGAACAATTCTATGAATCAAATAAAATTCCTCATATTATTTTTCATGGTGCATCGGGAACAGGTAAAAGAACATTGGTTCACTGGTTCTTAAATAAGATATATTCGGATAATAAATTATTAATGAAATCAAATATCATGTTAGTGAATTGTGCTCACGGAAAAGGTATAAAATTTATTCGTGAAGAATTAAAGTTTTTTGCAAAGTCGAATATTCAGTCGAATCAAGGAGTATTATTTAAGACTATCGTACTATTAAATGCAGATTTTTTAACGATTGATGCACAGAGTGCACTTAGGCGGTGTATTGAATTGTTTAGTAATAATTCGCGATTTTTTATAATTATTAAAGATAAAAATAAATTATTAAATCCAATTCTCTCGAGATTTTGTGAAATTTATATTCCAGAGTCCGTAAATTCTTTAAATCAAATCCAGAATTTACATAAAATCCAGAATTTACAAAAAGAATCGCTCTATTTAGAGAGAACAGTTTTAGAAAACTATTCACATATCGATTTTGTGAAATTATCGATCCAATTATATAACGATGGTTTCTCGTGTTTAGATATAATAGATTGGATAAAAACAGCAGATTCAGGATTTTCGGAATTTGATATATCTAGAATCGTACTTTGTTTTGATAAGATTCGTCCAGAATATAGATGCGAAAGATTATTAATGTTATATATGTTTGATTATATATTTTTACGTTCAAATGTAGATTTAAAAAACATTGGATTTATATAATTGATGGACGATTTCGTTATTTCGAATTTACAAGAATCTAGAAATGAATGGTGTTCTAGATTAGTAAGTATTTTTACACCTTTAGTAATTGAAGGTATTAAATCAATTTTTAACGAAGCATGGAAAATGTGTCAAGATACAGATGAACTAAACAAATATTTAATGACGTTCCAAAACTTGTTATCTCGTGTTCCCAAGTGGAACGCGGTCATTATAGAAGAAGAGCGAAAACGGATTATACAACGTAGCGGGTGTAATTATTTAGAAGATCTAATTACATGTGTACATGTAATCCAGCTAAAAGTTCTTACATGTATTCGTGTTGGAAATAAACAGAAGAAGATTGATATATCTATTCCAAAATTAGATGCGTTTATTCATAAAATATATATTCATGCTGCGCGTAAAATGTATATGAATGTATATCTATTTGAGAAAAGTATTACTGCATTACAACAACAGAAGTATTATAGAGAGATGGAACTTATTATTCAAGATTGTATTATTACGTCTATTAGAGAGAGTATTCCTACAGAAGAGATTATTCGCGCATATCTCGATGAATCCGTCGAGAGAGAAGAGGAAGTCATTATCGAAAATGTAGAAGAACCGGAATTAGTAAAAGGAGCAGAAGTCGTAAGTAATGAAGGGGGGAAAGAAAGAGAAAATGAAGAGGATGAAAAAGAAAATACAGACGAGAAATATCCAGAATCAGTACCTTCTATTAAAAACATTGACGACGAACAAGTTATAACAAAACTATCATTTAACGATTTTGACTCTGTATTAAATGATGATAAAACGATTGAATCGGTTAATGCACCAAAGACAATTGAGAGACTAGAAGAAATTAGTATGGAAAGGGCAATGCAACGTAAATTAGAAGAGGAAGATGATGATGTTGATAAACTTAAAATTGATGCTGGAGAGAATATAGATTTAGGAATGTTAGATATATTTGATTTAACGGGAAGTTCATCTACTAAAAGTGGCGGAACAAATCAAGATGATGTGAATTTATTAGATGATATTATCGAATTATAATGCGTTAAAGATAAAAGATATTTATTGATTATTAATGTATATGGAAACTGAAACTATTTTTTTATTAGCATTTTTTGCTACTGCATGTTTCCTTGTTTTACAAATTATTAAGATGAAATATATTGATAAAGAATATAAACCACTCAAAGAAATAGTAACGGATGGATTACTCGTGTTTAGCTCGACGATGATATCTGCGTATGGGGTTTTTTATATGAATGGGTCATTTAAAGATTTCATGAACGTTATTACAGAATCAAAAACATTAGATCCATCTGCCGCGCAAGTATTTACTGATACACCAAGTTTCTAGAATACAAAGTGTAAAAAATCAATCAATCAATCATTTCATACATATATGAAATGATTTTGTTATTTTATTATTATATATCTATGCATATGATGGTATATTATCAATATTTATTATTTGAGATTTGCTACTAATTGCTTTTATTTTTTTTTCGGATAATAAAAACTGTCTAAAATATGGATCTTTTAATTGAGATTCGGGAGTATGTTCATGAACAGTTCTTGCAATCATTTTATATAATTTAAAATTAGGATATCGCTCCTCTCCAGATTTTTTATAAAGAACATTTTTACCATTATCATCACTACACCATCGAATGACCGTACGTTGTAATTCGTCAATTTCAATATCGTCATCATCGTATGTTTCGTCTAAGATAAAATCATAGATAGAACAACCTAGTCTGCATAAATCGAAACTATAATTTGGTTCTAATCTGGGTTTCTTTGAATTAAAATACGGTTCAAAATTATACTGTGTATTTGCGTCTCCTTCTGGTGCAAAACTATCACTACAATAGATTTTTTTATTAAACTTATAAATTGCTCTTCCAAAATCTATTATTTTATAGATTTTTCCATAAGTTGGTACTTTATATACCTTCTTATTAAACTGATAATATAAGAATTCGGAATCTGTTTCTACATACATAATATTATTTGTATGAAGATCGTTATGTGTAAAATGATATGCTTTCTGAAATGTAATAAGAGTCATAATAATTTGCATTAATGCTGCAGCTGATTTATTCTCGTCTAATTCACCTGCATCTAGTAAACTATCCATTGTACCCTTACATTGCTCTAGACAAATCATTTGTATGGGAAAGTTATGAATATATGCGAATAGTGGAATATCTTTCTCTTCTTCGTCTTCTTGTTCTTCGGATCCATCTTCTTCGTCTTCTTGTTCTTCGGATCCATCTTCTTCGTCTTCTTGTTCTTCGGATTCGTCTTCCTCGTCTGGTTCTTCATCCGATGAAGTATAATTCATCTCACTATTATTAGACGAATTGTCTGTTTCGTTATCATCGGTTTCTTCAGGGTCATTTTCGTATATTTGTTGAATTTCATCGGTAATTTCGGAAGAAGGAATATCAATTGTATCAATGTTTTCAACGGATATTTGAGAGATATTTGATTCATTATGGAATGCGAGTTTTACTTTATTTTTTCTAGAACCAAAATTCGTAAAAGAATATTCTTCAGAATCTTCCGTTTCATATAACTTATCTCTTTGATTAATAAAAAACTCTGAAGCACGAAGATGCTCGATATCGTCTGCAATATTAAGTCGAAATTTTTCTTGTATTCCTAAAAAAGAACCATAATAATCAATTGCATTTGGGAATATATGATGATTTAATAGTTGACTACTTAAATAACAGAAAAAGTTATCTATATAGGAAGCATTATTCGGATTCATAAGTTTTGGATGTGTTGAATCAACATCGAGTTTTGGAAGTATTTTGAGAGATGTATCTTCTATATTATATTTTCCAGTTAAATATCGAAAAGGATCTAATAGTGGCGAATATTTAATAAAACAATCATCGATATTTACATCATTCGATAATGAATTACTAAACATAAATTGTTTTGGTTGATTCAATGAAATCGAATTATAATTCTTGTTTGATAATTGGAAAATCTCTCTATAAATTGGATTATAATTTTGAATATCAGTTATTTTAAACGGATCATATGTATCAGAAGACTCTGAACATATACATTGTTCTAAAATTTCTTTTGTAGGGACATTTATTTTCTTATATCCGAGAGAAAATGATTCTTTAGAGGAATTGGATATCATATAAGTTGTATATTATGTCTTGAATAATAAAATATAGGCATTTATCCGCGCGTTTATACAAGAATAGTATTTTATGCGTATTTACATATATCTGTATTTTATAATAGTATAATGGCACAATTAGAATTAAAAAAATTTAATATGCGCGAAATTACATTTAAACCCGATGAAAATAAAGGCCCCGTCATTGTAATGATTGGACGACGTGATACAGGTAAATCGTACTTAGTTCGCGATTTATTATTTCACCATCAAGATATACCGATCGGTACTGTTATTTCTGGTACAGAGGCAGGAAACGGATTTTACGCCTCACATGTTCCTAAATTATTTATTCATGAAGAATATAATACTGTATTAATCGAGAATATCTTACGTCGTCAAAAAACCGTTCTTAAACAGGTAAATAAAGAAATCGAAACCTATAAGAAGTCTACAATTGACCCTCGCGCATTTGTTATTTTAGATGATTGTTTATATGATCAATCTTGGACACGTGATAAGTTAATGCGTCTCCTTTTTATGAATGGGCGGCACTGGAAGATAATGTTGATCATAACAATGCAGTATCCACTCGGTATACCCCCTAATCTCCGCACCAATATAGATTACGTTTTTATTCTAAGAGAACCGTATATGACAAATCGAAAACGTATTTGGGAGAACTATGCGTCAATGTTTCCTACATTGGAAGCCTTTAACTCGGTAATGGATCAGACGACTGAGAACTTCGAGTGCTTAGTTATTAATAATAATTCGAAATCGAATAAACTGAACGACCAGATTTTCTGGTACAAAGCCGAAGGCCGACCCGATTTCAAGTTGGGTTCCAAAGAATTCTGGGAAATATCAAAGAATCTGGCGGATGATGAGGAAGAGGCATACGATCCTAGTAAATCGAAAAAGAAAAGCTCCGGACCACAGATAACGGTAAAGAAAAATAAATGGTAGATGTAAAAACTAAAGTGATTATGATGTAAATGTTTCTATCGTCAAGTCATTAATTGTACTTGGTAGTTGTTGAAGTTGATTTACGATTACGGGATTTATCACAAATATATTTAATTGATTCGATTTACCTAATGTCTCATATTTATTATCAATCGGCATATCAATGATTCGTATATATTGAAGTATTTTATCAATTTTAGAATGATTTACTATATATCCATGTGTTCCCCATAATTTTTGTTGTGGATTCATTTTATAAATATTATCAATAATTTGTTGTCCTTTATTCTCATTTAAATTACCTAATAATAATATATCGAATTCTTCTTTTTTTGATTCAAGTTTTTCAATAATTTCGTTTACTTCTTTTAAAAAAGTTGGAGTAGCGATATCAAAATCATCTTCAAAAATAATAGAATATCCAGAAGAATCATTTTCATTTATTTTTTTTAGTAGATTTAAATGACTCATATAACACCCAACAACTCTATACTTTTGTTTATCGGCGTTTATAAACTTTTTATTAACAATACCATCTTTAATTAGTTGATTCATATCTAATTTATCTCCTTTTACAGCATCAAATATGGATATAGGATAATTTATTTTGGATTCTTGTTTTTTAATATTTTTAATACGGTCGTCGTGTTTTAATGAAATCACATACATTTGTATATTATTGGAATAACCTTCGATATTTTTCCAAAATAGGAATCCAATAAAAACAATTAAAATAATTAAAATAGTAGTTAATATACTATATTTCTTCATTAATATATTATTACAATATATATATTATTTCAACAACTTATTTACTTTTGTACGAAGAGTTTCTATATTAAATTCATCCGGTAATAATCCGTTTTTAAAAAAGATGGATTCGTATTTTTTCTTATATTGATCCGGTTGATTATCTAAATGTTCTATCGTTTCTATTAATTCATTCACATCATTTTCACTGAAATCTGGTTTTAAATATAGTATAGAATCCATATTTATATAGTCGTCTATATTTGGACACCCCCAATATATAGGTATCGTTTTACTATAATAAGCATTTATTAGTTTTTCTGTGAAATAATTCGGTTTAGATACATTTTCGAAACATATCATAAATTTATAATTTGAAACGAAATCTTTAAATTCTTGACTATTATGTTTTCCTGGACAATTTTTTCCATTCATATTATTTAAATGTTTTCCACACGAATCAATGTGCTTATATTTTGACAATTTATTATAAAAGTTATTACGTTGACTACAATTTCCATTTGATACAGCGAATAAACAAAACTTGTTATTTAGTGTAGTATCATAAATACGTTTATTTAAGAAATAATCTATACTTAACTTTTCATGAAGAATATTAAATGCCGCATATGGAAAAACGATACAATTTGAGGTTTCGTTGGATGGTATAAAATTTATATCAAATAAACTAGGGTCTTTATAATTACTCTCTCCACTAAATTGAATATATACGGTATTATCACTTCGGTTAAATTTCGGTTCTCCAAATACAGAATATACCTCAATATTTTTATCTTGGTCTTGTAAAATTGTTTGAAATATATTTTCCGATTCAATATCATTATCATCCCACCAATTATTTAATTTTATACTATTTGTATAATATTCTAATATTTGTATTTTTTGATTCAATACCATAATACCTAAAATAGAAATTAAAAATATAATGATTAAATAATTATATTTTACTTTCACTTTCATATATATTGCCTTATATAAATATATCCAGCAAAAATACCCGAAAACTTTGCCATATATTATATTATATATTATATAATATATATCTAACAAAAATGAATTATAATTATACGTACTTGTTAATTTACACTTTTGTGAAAAAGTAATTGTAAAAACTATTCTTGAATTTCATATACGTTTGTTATATAATCTTGTTCACAAAACCATGGCTTATCTGTCTCGGCTGTAATTAAATATTTTTTATTATTAATTTCAATTATACTTGTTGGGTCACATATATTTTTTGAATTACACGGCTGTTCAATATCATAATGACTTATTCTTGGCAATTTATCATTATCAAAAAAAACAATCCATTTAAAAATGTCGTGTTTCAAAATGTCATCTTGTATATATGTTCTATGACCAAAACCATAATATTCATTTTCATTTAATTTATATCCAGGGGTTCCACCTCTATATTCATAATTATAATTATGTTTATCATCATCAACATCTATTTTTGTAATATAACCGGTTTCTACGTCAAAAGTATATAATTCAAACGGTTTTATATAATGTATAAAATATAAATTATTATTATGATTTATGAAAGAAATATTTTTACCTGAAATATTAATTTTTGTATATTTTTTATTTTCATAATCAATTAAAAACATATCGTTTAAATAATTGTCTAAAACATATATTTTATTATTATATTCAAAGCATCTTGGGTCTTCGCCTCTAAAAGTAATATTATTGTCTTCAATTATATCAAAATTTTCATCTAACGTTATTTTTTTTATCACTCTTTCCGAGCCTAAATGTATTCTTCCAAAAGCAATAATTACATTATTATATTTTATTAATGAATAAAAAATAGAGTTTTTTGTTACATTAATTCTTTTTTTATACAAAAATTTCATATTATAATATACTATAATATAATATAATATGGGCGTTTTAAATGAGAAAAGGTGTAAATGAGAAAATGTGTAAAAAATCATTATATTTACCATTACTATATTTATTTGTTACGTTCCAATAACCAGATACAACCGTTAAATTATCATCATTATTTGTAAAACCTTCTTTATTATAGTTACGTATATATAATATTAATAATATAATTGTTAATATAATTATGAAAAATGAAAAGAGTGACATTTTGTTTAGGATTATTTTTATCATTATATATATAAATGATAAAAATAATATTGGTTTGTTTTATTATATTTGTTTTAATATATATTCATTTTAGAGAACAACCAATAAGAGAAGACTCAATAGAATCATTTGAAAATATAAATGAAAATATAGGAAATTATCTATCAGCGTATTATCATAACCTATTTTTATCTATCTTGAATAAAAAAGACTTTAAATATAATTCATCCAATTCATTATTCTTAAATAAATTACCAACATTTTTATCTTATGATAAATATAGTGACATACGAGATAAATTAATATTAGAAAATATAAAGTATAATGATTATGAAAAATACGATTCTTTGTCATTCTGGGAATTCAAAAATAAAAATAGTGAGATAATACATTCAATTATGAAACCAGTTATTCATAAAATAATCGAAGATTCACTTACGTCAAGTGGTTTAAAACATGAATCTAATAATATTATAATACATTTTAGATGTGCGGATACACCATTTTTAAAATCACATCATTACCATTTTCAAAAATATAAATATTTTAAAGATGCTCTCTCTCAATATGATAACAAAAATGTATTAATTCTAACAAATAATAAACACGGTTCAACTGAAGAAGAGCAAAAATCTTGTGATATTTATACTAGTAAATTAGCAGAGTATATAAAATCTATTGGATATAAAGTAAATATAGAGTCTGGAACAAACGTGGATGATTTTTCAAAAATGTTCTTTTCACGCGATGGGGTAATATCAACAGGTAGTTCATTTTCATTTATGGCAGGATATTTTGGAAATGGTAAATATATTCAACCTACAGTTACAGATAGAAGTAATATTGAACAATGTCTTGAATGTAGTGATTTCATATATAAAGGATATAATATTAATCATTCAGATGTAAAAGATTATAATAATATTGAACAAGTATACAAGTTGTTAACCGCATAGCGAGAAAAATCGTGTATATATATTATATTATATATATATATATATATCTAACAAAAATGATAGAACCAATTGGTATCGATAACCCAAAAGAAAAAGAAGAAAAAAAAAAGAATCCAGTACAATACTACGTGAAGTTCTCATTTATGCTTACATATATTCTATTATTAACAACTGGAACAATTACATTTATTGAAGCTTTACGAACGACAATACCCGCGGTACGTCATGTAATGAATTTAGAAACGTGTATATCGATCGTCGCAGGATATTTCTATTCGAATTTCGTTGAAAAAATAGAAGAATTTAGTAGAAGAGATATTCCCATTGATTGGGCGAATATTACAATGACGAGATATACCGATTGGGCGATTACTACACCAATGATGCTTATCGCCCTTTGTCTAGTTCTCGGACAAAATACAAATATACCTATAAAACTATCGGTGATTGCTGTCATTATATTATTAAATTATATGATGCTTTATATTGGCTATTTAGGTGAATCGGGAGATATGATACATCAGACTGCAATGATGATCGGGTTCATACCATTCATTTTTATGTTTTGGATTATATTTGTTACATTTGTAAGACCAAAGTATATATTTGCGAATTACGCATTATTTACATTTGTATCGGTTATATGGTCTCTTTATGGTATAGTATATATGTTTAATGAAGAATATAAAAATATTACAATGAATGTTTTAGATTGTACGGCGAAATGTTTCATTGGTCTAGGATTATGGGCATATTATACTCGGATTATAAATCTATAAATGTCTCATTTATTTTTACTAGTAGTATAAATAAATAATACCAAAAATTCGATTCTCATAAACTATCAATTTTGTGCCTTCTCAACTACAGATTCATTATATTCCTTCGTCTCTTCATCTGTAGTGGCAGTTCTTGAATCAAAATCAACCGTTTCTTTCACTCCGACAAGATTGCCATCTTCATCGATGGTTTGTGTTAATTTATTTCCACTCTTTTGAGCATTCTTAATATTCTCTTCAATTGCTTTTTTCTTTGCATCTTTCACTCTTTTTTCAAAATCTTCCTTTGCCTTCTCTTCATTTAGCATTTTTTCTTTATGAAGTTGGTTTAATTCTTCTTCCATAAATTCAACACGACCAGTCTTATATGCATCAGGATCCCATGGAATCCAGATACCAACTGGACCCACGAAGATATCATGACTTGGATCTAAATCTCTCAACTTTTTACATCTTAATTCCGCTTCTTCTTGTGAATTATATACTCCACGTACCTTTAATCCCCGTACAGATGTTTGGAATTGATTCTCTTTCTGAAATCTCTCAGTTAATACCTCTTCATTCTTATCTAAAAAGGTTTTATAATCGTCTTCTACCGAGTTTGTTTTTAGTTTAGTACCTTCTTCTTGAATAAATTCAGTATAATCATTTATTAGTGAATCGACCTTTAGGTTATATTTATAAGAAATAAATTGAATAAAATCATGGAATTTATCCATCGATTTCTTAAAATCCCATTGCTTTAGGAATTGTTGAAATAAATAAATTTCACGATTTTTCAATATTTTTTCGGGAGATACAAATGACAGACATGTAAATTTTTGTCCAGCAATAGTTGGGTCTTCATCGCATAAATCTATATATTGTGGATTTGGTTTACCGTTTTCTAAATTTTTTCGTTCGAACCCCGACATTTTATATACAACTTTAGGAATTTCTATTTAAGTTATTTCTTATAGTGATTAATATTCTCTATTCCAGATTTTTTTTGTTTTCTATAATATATATAAGACATGAGCGCTTCATTTGACTTTAGTGAGCTTATTAAACGTGCCATAAAATACTTAATTGAGGGTTTTATTGTAGGTGTTGCTGCATACACTATCCCCAAGAAATCTCTTAATATTGAGGAAGTATTAATCATCGGATTAATGGCTGCGGCTACATTTAGCATTCTTGATGTCTTTATTCCTTCTATGGGACAAAGTGCACGTTCAGGTGCTGGTGCCGGTCTCGGTATTAACCTCATCGGTGGTCTTAAGATGATGTAATAACTTTAGTATAATAACTTTAGTATAAATAATATATTATCATAAATTTACGATAATATATTTATTCGTGATGATATTTAATAATCCAAAATACTTTATCTATTAAATCTGATCTATCACATTGTAGTGCATTACATTGTTCATTCGAGAGACCTACCCATTGGCCTATTCTTGATTTTTTTTCTATATCTGAGATTGGTTCATTCAATAAATCACTATATGGAAATTTAGGAAACCATCCATCTTGATCTTCTTCTCTATGACTATCAAACGGCATTTGATATCCTTCTAGACACTTTGTATCTAGCCGTATTGAGAGATGCGCGCATTTTCTATTTTTATACGCATCATATTTTACAATCGGTACTCTTTTATTATGAATATTTACTGGATACGATATTGCAGTGGTTGGATTTAATACATTCATTACACTATAATAAAGTAATGGATTACCTTCACTATCTGTTACATTAATTCGATTCATAGTTTTATCATAACTATACAACCATTCTTTTTCATATACGTTTACTTTATATGCAGTCAGTGTACCGTCGATATGAACAATAATTGGCTCTAAAACATAAAATGCAGGTTCATAAATAATAAAATAGTTTTCTGATTTTACTAAAACGACACAATGACAAAACTCGGGAAATCCTGGTTGCATAAGATGCTGTAATGTAGTCGCCGGTATTAAATATCCGTAAATTCCCCTTCGTTTTAATTCACGTAATATCTTTTTTGCGAAAAATACACAGTTACCGCTATCATATTTACTTACATAATCGTCTTGATGTTTTATTGGAATATTTTTATCCATAAAATAGTACGGTAATAGAGAATATGTCGAGTTATGAACGGTATCTATTAATATTTTTCTGGAAATCGCAGATAGATCTTCAATGTCCATTTGATTTTGATTTTCTACACTAAAATCGATTGGTATTAAGTTTGGTTCTTCTTTTATTCCTAAATGTAAATAGTTTGAATATAATTCGAGAGGATGTTTATTGTGTTGTTTTTGTTTACGTTTTCGTTTGGTTTTATTTATTAATTTTCTTTTACGAGACCTATATTTCATTCGAACCGTCATACTTTAATATATATGTTGATAAAATAATAGTATAATTATTTTATCGTATTAGTTATAGAGTAGCAGAATTCATAGAATTGATAGATAATGGTTGTCCTTGTACTTGTAATTGTCCTTGTCCTTGTCCTTGTCCTTGTCCTACCTTCTCTACGTGTTTAGACTCGTGCATACTATGTTTTGCGGTTATATTAGAAACATCTAATGCTACAAAAAACATTAAAAGAAACATTATATAAGGAAGAAGAACTAGTATCCATGAAATAGTGGTATATCCCTTTGAACATATCCAATTTAGTACGAACGTCCATAAAGCAATAAATATAAGTTTAATTATAATTGTAGTAATACTAAACGAATTTATAGCTACAAAAATAAGAGCAATAACTGATAATGCTAAATAAAGTTGTGCGGGGGTACATAATCCTCCTAAAGTAGATTTTATAGATGACAGACTAGCCATTATATATATTATTCAGGATTTTATTATTAAATTTAATTACTGATATATTGTCAATTACTTAAATTCCTAAAAAAACGGCTATAATAATAGGAACAATAATCATTACCCATGAAATAATACTATATCCCGTTGAACATATCCAATTTAATACGAACGTCCATAATCCAATAAATAAAATATTAATTAAAATTATAACTATGTTGAAATGTATAGTATATTCAAACGCTGTTACGATAACAGATAGTATCAAATAGACTAACGCAGGTGCACATAGATTCCCTAAAAATGGTATTTCCATTATATTTTATTTATATATATATAATATTTTATACAGTAGGAAAGAACTCCCAATCTAATTCCATACACACTTTTTTCCATATCATATCTTGTTCTAATTGTTTCTCTCGGTCTTTCATCATTGGAATATATGGAAGATATTGTGTTTGGTCTAAGAGAACGCATAATTGATGAAGTGTATATGTATAATTAAAAAAATTCGTGCGATTCGGCGGACAATGTACCGCCCATGGTTTCTGTATTTCAATAAAAAGAACGCATAGCGTTTCATGAAGTTCTTCATTCATAATCGGCGGTTTTATCCCAAATAAAGAATTTATATATTGGATATGTTCGAAATAACGATTCATACCTAATTTCTTTAAAATCTCTCGCATTTTATCATAATTTAATTCATTATAATTGCGAATTCTCTCCTTTTTAATCCTGTTCTTTATTTTTTCGATGATTTCTTCGGGAATTTGCGTCGTCTCTTTTGCTTGGAATTGCGAGAGAATCTCTTTAAAATGATTTAGTCGAATATATGCAGTATAAGAAACCTCATTCGGTGGCTCTTTATTCGTCGGTTTCGAAGAGTCTATAATATATGTAATAAACTGTCCACATTTCTCATTGTTACAAATAAGGATTCCTTCTTCGTCTTGTGGTATCATTTCTCCGATATGACAGGATTCACAAATATCAGACGGAATAAAATAATCTTGAATATTCGTAATTTCATTATTTACATTTCTCCAATAATGTTGATATAGATTTCGAGAGGCGGCATATTGTTTGGTCGTTTTAGACGGATCTTGAGATTTTATTTTAAAGAAATGATTCAGAATATTTTTATTTTGTTTTCCCCCACCACTTGAAATATCTTTTTTTTGTTCAAAATAGTCAAAAATATATTTCGAATTTTCTAAGAGATACTTATTTTTCTGTTTTTTTATTAATTTTATTTCTTCTTTTTTTTTTATAAATTGCATCTTTAATATCCATAAACTCATCAATCTGGGTTACCTTTAATGTTTTGATTTTAGCTTTAAGAATAGTAATATCCTGTTTTAATTTAGGAAGTACTTCCGTTTCATTTATATGATATTGCTCCATGATTTCACTATGTTTTTCATCCAGGGTATTTATTTGAGGTTTATACATTATATATTATAACTATTTGTGGTTTATATTTTTAATTATATAAATATATAATTATTATATTTTGTTTACTTGATCGTAAAACTCAAAAATACTAAATAACTCTACTCTATATAAGGTCTAATGGATGAAATAATTAAGAATTCTAATAAAGAATTTCAAAAAATGTGTTTTGTTATGAATGCTGTAAATGATGGTTGGAAAGTAGAAAAGATATCAGATGGATATATTTTTACAAAAAAACATGAAGGTAAAAGAGAAATCTTTAAAACTGAATATTTAGAAACATTCATTCATTCAAATCTAGATATCCAAAAATTATTAAAATCAAAATAGTTTAGGAAAATAACACGATTGCATTAATTATTCATATACTAAAAATAATTACTGCTATATCGTATTAATAATACAATTAAATTAAATTAAAATTAAAAAATTGCTAAAAAATAAAATAAGTTGATTTATTCTATTTTCCCGAAATTATTATCTTTAGGAAGTATATAACCTAAAATGGGTGGTGCTCTTCTTCAACTCGTTGCTTATGGTGCTCAAGATGTTTTTCTTACTGGAACTCCTGAGATAACTTTCTGGAAGGTCTCATACCGCAGACATACTAACTTCGCCATGGAATCTATTGAACAGACATTTTCTGGACAAGCTGATTTCGGACGCCGTGTTACCTGCACAATTTCAAGAAATGGTGATCTTTGCTACCGCACTTATCTCCAGGTTACTCTTCCTGAGATTAACCAGCAAATGGCTACTTCTGGTTCTGCCGTTTATGCTAGATGGTTAGACTATATTGGTGAGCAGATTATTGCCCAGGTCGAGGTTGAGATTGGTGGTCAGAGAATTGATCGTCAGTATGGTGACTGGATGCATATCTGGAATCAGCTTACTATGTCTTCTGAACAACAGCGTGGATACTTCAAGTTGATTGGTAATACTACTCAGCTTACATATGTTACTGATCCTACATTCGCTGCCGTTTCTGGACCTTGTGCTGCTACTGGTGGACCTTCCCAGGTTTGTGCTCCTCGTAACGCTCTTCCTGAGACAACTCTCTACATTCCTCTCCTCTTTTGGTTTTGCCGCAATCCTGGACTTGCTCTTCCTCTAATTGCTCTTCAGTACCACGAGGTCAAGATTAACCTTGATATTCGCCCTCTTGGTGAGTGTCTCTGGGCTGTTACTAGTCTTTCGTCTTCTGCCAATTCTTCCGTTGCCGTTACAACTGCCTACCAATCATCTCTTGTTGCCGCTTCTCTCTACATTGATTATATCTTCCTTGATACTGATGAGCGCAGAAAGATGGCACAGAACCCCCACGAGTACTTGATTGAACAGCTCCAGTTTACTGGTGATGAGTCTGTCGGTTCTTCTTCTAACAAGATTAAGCTCAACTTTAACCACCCTGTTAAGGAGCTTATCTGGGTTGTTCAGCCTGATTCCAATGTTGATTACTGCTCATCCCTTAACGGTACTGGTCTTCTTTACAAGACTCTTGGTGCTCAGCCTTTCAACTATACCGATGCCGTCGATGCTCTTCCTAATGCTATCCACGCATTCGCTGGTCCTTCCGAGACATCTGGTGCCAACGCTGTTATTAATACATCTGGTCTCTTCCAGTTACCTGGTGCTGCCGATGTTGTTACATCTGGTGAATATGCTGGTATCTTCACTGCTCCCGGTGTTGCCGAGTCTGCCGTCTCTGATGCCGGTTCATTCGTTCTTGCCGAGACCGCTCTCGATATGCACTGTTGGGGTGAGAACCCAGTCGTTACTGCTAAGTTGCAGTTGAACGGACAGGATCGTTTCTCTGAGCGTGAGGGTTCTTATTTCGATCAGGTTCAGCCTTTCCAACACCATACCCGCTCTCCTGATACTGGTATTAACCTTTATTCGTTTGCTCTCCGCCCTGAGGAACACCAGCCTTCGGGTTCTTGCAACTTCTCCAGAATTGATAACGCTGTTCTCCAGCTTGTCCTTTCTTCCCCTACCGTTTCTGGTACCGCTACCGCTAAGGTTCGTGTTTACGCTGTTAACTACAACGTTCTCCGTGTCATGAGTGGTATGGCCGGCGTCGCGTATAGTAATTAAGGTAACACGTTACAATTTATTTGATGTATATCAATTTATATATATCAAAAATTCATTATTTAGAAATAAAAACTGCGAAACAGTTTCTCTCGATTCTCTCGAAATCTTTTTATATCAATATATAAAAAGATAGAAATGGCATCTACCAGAAATAAAAATACTGCGGGAAATTACC